TTCGAGATACGGGAAGTTGCGCGTGTTGGCTTGCGCCCACGCATTCTCGTGCCCCTCGAACTGCCCCTCGTAGCCGATGAACGGCGCTTTGGGTTCGAGCGCGACTGTCTCCACGGCCGTCGAGATCGAATAGTTCAGCAGGCGCTGCGCGTCTTTCGCCGGCCCAATCACGCCGCTGAACGTCCGCACCCCGTCGATGTTCTGCTCGCGTCCGACCACCGGAATGATCGGGATATACCGCCCGTCCCACTCCTGCTCGTCGAGAATCTCGATGCCGTTAAGCTTGTACCATTTGACCGTGCGTCGCTCCGCCTCCCGACGATGCTGGATCGCCTCGGGCGGGATGTCGTCGGGCACCTCGTCGGCCCACACCGACACCAGCGCCCCACGCTGGTCGAGATACGCCACCCGCTCGGCCGGCGTGCGCTCGACCACAAAATACTCCATGACCCGGACGGTGGGTTCGCCGTCTGGCCCCTCGCCCATCCACGTCGGTGCATCGTCGCCCACGCCGGAGAACGTGTCGTTCAGTTGGCTGGCGAGCACACTGTCGGGGAACTCGCGCTTGAACCGGTCCCCGGGCATGAACCCGCCGATGAACGCCCACTCCCCGTCGCTCCAGTCCGGCTTCTGGGCGTAGGGGTCGAGGTAGACCGACGCTTGGTTCAGAATGCGCTCGATCGTCAGTTCCTGATCGAAGTCTTCCCCGCTATCATCGGCGTAGTTCTTCAGCACACGGTATGCGCCTCGGCCACACTTGACGCTGCGCTCGAACGCCCAGTTCCGCGCCTGATCGGCCTGCGACCGCACCTCGATGTGCCGGATCAACCCCTGCAGCACCTCGGCCGTCTCGTCGGTCGCGTCTTCGCTGTCGGGATGCACCTCGATCCCCAGCCGCGCGTTGCGCGCTTGGTTGATGACCAGCTGCACCGGCTGATCGACCTTTGAGACCGTCAGCATGGGCCGCGCGGGGATCGGGACACCGTCCACCACCTGTCCGCCGCGCGCCGCACGGACATCGTCCGGCCACTGATCGCCCGCCGCGAAGCGCAGGTCGTCCTCCTCGCGCTTCCGCTGTTCCGACTCTGCGTCGGACGCCAACTCGAACCGCGACCGCGCGAGTGCGAGGACGTCTGCCTGTGCTTTTGTCGCCATTACGCCCCCAACCATGAGCCGCTCGATGCCGGCGCCGCGTGCGCGGGTGGCACGAAGCGCGGCTTCGCCGGTTTATACCACGTCGCCAGATACCGCATCGCATCCGCGCCGTGAGACGACCAGTCATGCACCGGCGTCGCGCGGAACTCGTTCAGTCGGCTGTTGTAGTCGCGACGATAGTACTGCAGGCTTTCCAGTAACGCCTTGCACCGCGTCTCGTCGAACCAGCACCGCGACAGGAGCATCCGCGCCGCATGGATGCCCTCCTCGACCTCGCCTGACGTGCTGGTATGCACACGCGGCACGGTCTCGAATCGGATACCGAGCGACGCGGCTACTTCGAGGCGCGACCGCCCCGTCCCCAGTTCACGCACTTGGATGTCGTGCGGCGCCCAGTGCTGGCCGTAGCTGTAATTCTTGTCCTGAAGCACTTTGGCGTAGTGAGGCAACCCCTCTCCCGCCGCCTCGTAGTAATCGACAATGCGTATGTCGCCGGCACGGTTCCCCTGACTGAAAATGATGCTCGTCGCGTCGCCAATCCCTAAGTCCCACGTCGTGTCGACGGGGAGAATCTTGTCGACCGGGACCGTGCCAATACGTCCCTCGGCTGTTGCCGCCGCGAGTTCGAGCGTGTAGATCGAGCCCTGCACGCTGGCCGTGAACGAACACTCGAACTCCTGCTCGTATTGATCCGGCGTCATCACGGCACGCGCCGCGTTCAGTTCCTCGGCCGAGAGAATCCCCGTCTCCGAGGCTTTATGCTGCTGGTAGGCCCAGTGGCCGTCGTCGTTCGCCTTGGCGCGCTCAGCCATGTGGAAAAACTCGTTACGCCCTGCGGGAGTCGACATGAAAACGGCGAATCCGTTACGGTCGGCCAACGCCGGCCGCACCACTTCGGAAAAGATCGTTCCCGGTTGCAGCGAAAACTCGTCGAACACTGCAGCGTCGAAGTACGTACCTCTCAGACTGTCGGGGTGATCTGCTCCGAAGAGCGAGACGCGTCGGTCCCCGGGCATGTTGACCGTCAGGTCGCTCTCGCGCTGCTCGACGCCAGGGATGTTTCGCGTGTAGAGCTTCAGATAGTCCCAAGCCACTAATTTGGCCTGTTTGTACGTCGGGGCTATCAGCGCGAAGCGCGGCCGAGGCTTGTCGCATTCAAGCGCAGCCTGGATCAGATGGTTGATCGCCGCCACCGTCTTGCCGAACCGGCGGTGACAGACCGCGACGGTCCAGCGATGGTTGTCGATCGCCGCGTGCAGTTCGCGCTGCTGCGGCCTCGGCTCGTAGCCCAGGTCGATCGCGTCAATGGTCACCACGGCTTGACGACCTTGATGGTGACGGCGCCCTCGACCTCGACGGTCTCACGCGGTTTGCCGTAAGCGTAGTGGTGGAGCATGATCTCCAGCGGCACGCTCTTGCCGTCGAGGATGCGCTTCTTCAACCCCAAGACGTAGACCGGGTCTTCGACCAGCGCCCTCGCCCTGATGCGAACATCGGTACTCGCCCGGTTCGGCACGCCCTTCGGCCGCCCTGACCTCTTGAGGTTCTTCGTCCCATTCGCCGGCATATTCGCAGACTATACCACCGAACCACCCCTGGCGTGTCCCGGCTCCCTACAGCCAGCACCCAGCGACTGCCACCCAAGTGAACCCCGCACACCCCCCAAACACCCCCCTCTTGACACGCGTATCATCTGTCTTGTATAGTTCACTTGTAAGTCGGTTCGTTGACAACCGGCCTCACCGTTAACCACGAACCGGGAGACAGACCAATGACCAACGCACAGATTGACCCGATCCTCGCATCGTCAGGTATCGCCAGCGTTGAGACGAGGGACGTATTGCAGCGCGTGTCGTTCGCCTCCGGTATCCGCGTCGGTCAGGTGCAAACGATTACGTTCACTGACGGGCGCATCGTCGAACAGGCCCTGTGGTTTGACGCCGCTGGCCGTTTCCACCACGCGAGCTAACCACCCGGGGCCGGGACATCCACCGGCCTCACCTTTAACCACGCACAGGGAGACAGACCAATGGACAACAGACTGCAAGCCACCCTCGATGCTATCGCCCTTCTCGACGAGGCCCGCAACCGCGTGGGCGGCGTCACCCCGGTCACCGGAGTCCTCTGGCGAGCGGCCGACCTCCTGCGGAACAGCGCGACGGTCATGCTGACCGGGCCGGAGCCCGCGCCACTGCTTGCGTTTGTGGACGCCGCCTGCGACGCGTGTGGCGCTCGCCACGGCGACAGGCCCGACTCGTCGGTCTGGGGCCACGAGTGCTACCGCATAGCGAACCTCGACGCCACCGAGTATGCCGAGTTCGTCGCCGAGCAGGGACGATGACCCCCGCGACCCGCGACGCGATCCTCGTCGGGCTCGTGGCCGGAGGGCTCGCGGCCTACACTCTGCTCGGAGCGGCCGGTTTTTGGGAGCCTGTCCCGCTTATTCCACTCGCGTTATATTGACCAGGAGACAGACCATGAGCCAGCCGAATACACAACACGACCCCGAGAACGTCCGCATCGAAGACGCACCCGACGCCCCGACGCAAGCCAACCCGGAGGCTGTCTGGGTGGTGTGCGGCTGCGGTGGTAACGGCTGGCACCTCGGCCACGTCGGCAGCAGGATTTGCGAGGACTGCGCGGGAGCCGGTCGTCGATTCGTCGGACTGGCCGGGGTGTATAGCCGATGACAAAAAATGAACTGCGCGACGCGCTGCGCCAGCACCGGCTCGACGCCGGCCTAACGTATCGGGAACTCTACCTCCGCGCGGCGGAGCGGAACGAGAATGGCTTCGTGGAGGCTCCGCTGGACCGGCTCAGTCACTCGACGATCCACCGTTTCCTGGCCGGCCACAAAATCTCAGACCTTGGCGCGCACCAGCTGCACGCGTATTGGCTGCGGGTGCTTGACGGGGAATAAAAATTGAGGGGGCCGGCGACCAACCGGACCCCCTCCCGAAAGGAGACAGACGTGAACATTACCACAGACGGCGCGGCACTCGACCACTTGACCTACGTGAGCTACGCGACGCAGCGCAGACTCTCGCCCCATATCACTCCAGAACAGTGGGGCTCGATCTTCACAGACTGGGCACGCTTCGAGACCGAGTATCAAGTGGCCCGGACGGCGCACGCGAGGGCCACCAACGTGATACAATCGTGACCACGCAACACGCACACAGGAGACAGACAGTGACCACAAAACAAACTGACAACAACCCACTCGCCGCCGACCTCGTGGCGGCACTCGCGGAACTTCGCACGCTCGGACAGGACGGGTCGAACCCGCACTTCAAGAGCCGCTACCTCACACTCCAGACGCTCGTCGAGGGGGTCCGGCCGATCCTGGCGCGCCATAACCTCGCGCTGCTGCAGCCGGTCACCGCCGACGGCGCGTCGGTCACCGTGACCACGCTGCTGCTCCACGCTAGCGGCGCGGAGTTTTCCTCGGCACTCACCCTGACCGCGACGGGGCCGGCCACTCCGCAGGCGATGGGCTCGCTCATCTCGTACGGCCGGCGCTACGGCGCTGGGAGCCTGCTGGGAATCGTCTCGGACCCGGAGGCAGATGATGACGGCAACGCCGCCAGCGCGCCTCCGGCGACGGACCCGACCTATGACGCGTGGGTCGCCACGCTGCAGGCGGAGACGTCGAACGGCTACGAGGCGCTGGTCGCCGCTGTCAACGCTGGCACCGACGCCCAGAAGGCGAGGCTCCGGGCGAACGCGTCTCTCTGGAACGCGCTCAAGAACGCGGCGGTGAAGTAGTGAGGGACTACATCGAACACGACGTCGCGCAGCGGACGGCCGCGTGGCACGCGCTGCGCGCCGGCCGCGTGAACGGCTCGACCGCGAAGGCGGTACTCGCGAAGGTGGGAAAGGGGGAAGCGGCCTCGCGCCGCGACCTCCGCGTTCAGTTGGCGCTGGAGCGCGTCTTGGGGACGTCGTGCGACGACAGCACGTTTGTGAACT